TGCATCGCCATTAAGAAGGTATCGACTATCAGACTCGCCCTCAGCACTGGGGGGCTGAATGATCTTGACCCTGACATCATCAGCATTGTCTGCTTTAGAGCTAGCACTGAGCGATCTGACAAACTCAACGTCAATCACCCAGTACTGGGCCGCGCCTTGGCTCTCATCATGAACCTCAACAACAGTGAACAGGCCGTAATCTGACTCACCCTGTACAAACAGCTCAATGAGGTCGCCCACGTTTACGTTGGCAAAACCATGCGGCGTGCCGTCGTTGTCTATCTCATTGAGCCATACCGACTTAGCGCTAGTGAACAAGCCAATGGGTGAGCCAGTGCCGTTCATGCCGTCATACATGGTGAGCTGGCCCTTGTTTCCAACGACACCACCAAGGTTAAACGTCCACACGCCACGCTCCACAGACGGGGCAATGGCATCGATCTCTTCTTCCAGCTCAATAATCTCGGACTGAAGTCTGTCTACGTCCTCCTGCGTGGCAGCAGGATTCATGGTCACTTCGCAAGGGAAGAATCCAGCTATAGAAACTCCATCAGCGGAAGCATCCTCATAGACCTCAACTGAGCCTTGGTAGAATTGTGGAGGGGCAACCTTCTCAACTCGGAAGCAGGAGTAATTCTCAGTAGGCCAATCACCATCTGGATTGACTACATCAACCTCTTCTACTACCCGCCAAGTATTGTTATGGAAGCCGCCACCTTTCTTCTGCAGGAGCTTGCCGTAGTAATCAGCCTCCCAGAGGCCGTATTCATGCGCCTTAACTTCAATCAGGTCGCCTACCTTCCAGTCTTGGAAAAAGTACTCCTCGTACCCAATGTATGCGCCGTCACCTTCCACAATTGCGCCGGCAAAGCCGACAGCCTTGCTAATCAGTAAGTGTGTTATTGAGTGGGGCTGGTAAGGCTCAGCGCCCTGCCAGTAAACTCCCGGCTTCTGCCAGCCTGATTCGTATACACCCGTATCAGGATTCAGCACTGGGTCGTCATTAGTGTTTGAATAGCTTTTTGGCGGCATGATTGCCTTGCCATCACCATCAAACTCAAAGTTGCCCCTGAGTTGCATCATCCAGTCTTTGTTTAATTCGGAATCACTGCCGCTCTCTATTGGTTGCTCAACAGTGACATCACAAAGGCCAATAATCCTATCGCTGTACCTTACCTCGGTGCGCTCATAAAGGTCTTCTCGCTCGCACTTCTCAACCTTTACGCACTGCCATTCGCCGTGATTAAGTGGCGTACTCCCGTCTTCTTCAATACAGGGAATAATCTCGGTCACTCTCCAGCGGTGCTGTTCCTTACTAATGTAGCCAGTAGAGTATTTGTCACTCTCATCACGCCGCCGGCCCTCAGATACCCTGACGGTAACGATGTCACCAACGGCGATGTTTGGCTTTACGTTACGGTGGGACGCACTCTCCCAGCCGCCCTGCCCGTCATTCTCCTTAAACGAACCAGTGCCGTGGAAGAGAAAGTACTCAACAAGCTCGGGGGTGTACTGCTCGTCATCTAATCTGTACTGATCGTACTCAGACAGGTGAAAGACGCCGGGGTAATCTGCGTACTCTAGATCGTCATAGTAATCACGAGTACCCTTCTGAGAGTTTTTGGGGTTCTCAATAGGGACTACAACCTTGTTGTCATCGGTGAGAGTAAATCCACCGCGCAACTGAAAGAGGTGCTTCTCAAAGACGCTGTTGTCTTTGCCATCAACAGACTGAACCATCCAACGGTCTTTGTCGTCTTGGTACTTATAGGTAGCGCCGGTAGGCAGCGTAATTTGGTCGCCGTCTTTAGCGTCTTTTGGGAATGAATAAGCTGTCATTCTTCGCCCTCCATCGGCGAGCCGATCACCACATCAGATGTTTCTTTTTCTTTCATAGACGCTTGTGCAACCGTTCTTGGGGCTTGGTTGTGTTCGTAGTGGTCGATGTAATGAGCGTGAGGGAGCAGGCCCGCCGCGTTAATGGTGTAGTAATTACCAACGCTAAGCTGCCAGTTGCTCTTGTAGTATTCGCATTTCAGACGCACGTATTGGTTGCCCGAATTATTGAACGTGCCTTCAGTGAGCTTGCCTGCCTTTCGCGTCTCACCATCCCTGTCTGTTATTGAGCAATAGTGAGAGCCAAAGGCGTGGCTGAAGTAGCCTTCATCATCTGACCATGCGTACCACTTACGTCCGTGGGTGTCCTTGCCCGACAGATAAATCTTTAGGATGGGATTTCCGCCGCCCTCAGTCCGAATAGTGAACTCACCATTGTTAAGGTTTTCTGCTTGGTGGGAGTCGCCCATGTACTTCCATGTGGCGTGCATTCGATAGCCGACATCAAGCTGTAACGCATCAATGTGTTCTTTGTTTCTGTTGGCTTTTGAATCGACGTAGTCAATCGTGGCTAAGCCAGCAGGGTCAAAGCTACTGAGCAGGAAGAAGTCATAGGGGTACTCTGACAGCCTGTCTAGCTCCCCACTGAGATACTCAAAATCATAAACATTCTCAGCAACAGCGATAACCTTTAGCTCTGCTGTCTGTGCTGATATGTCTGAGAGCCGCAACACATCCCCAACCACAATCCTACTCAGGTCAATGGGGTTGCCGTTACGGTCAGTCTCATTAAGCGTGATGTACCTTGCCTCAGAGAGAGAATTGACTAACTGGTATGCCTGATCCTTGAGGTTGAACTGTCCGTCTCTGGGGTTTTGCTGGTCAGAAGTAAAGATCAGGCTGTGTTCGCCAACAGCACCCTCAAGCGCCCTGATCTTGCTCTTTATGTTTTCCTGCTCTTCGAGACTCTCTTCGATCTGGGCAATGATTGCGTCTTGCGTGGCCTCCCCAGTGGATACCCTGCCCTCTAATGTTGTGGGCGGGGCGACAGGAATCCATGCGTCTGAGTCCTTGTGGAAGATGAACAGTTGCATGACATCTTCAGAGTTATCGAACCAGAGACCGCCGTCTGCAGGAGTACCGCCACCAGGGGCTTCCTCACCTATGGTGACGCCCAGCTCAAGAAGGCGCTCATAGAAATAACGGTTTACCTGTAGCTGATTGGTCAGGGCCATGATGCCTGGGTCTACTGCGGCAAACTGACCCTTAGCATTGCGGAATGTAGTGTCGGGGTTTGTCTCGACCAGATCGGTGGTCAGGCTGGCGCGGACGTTCTCGCCGTCACGGAGTCCAACGACCTGAACCGGGTTGCCCTCCTGCGGGCCAACTTGCTTGAACTGCGAGAACTTTACGCCCGACGCAGCCCGTGTGTCTTTTTCGTCACTCATTTATGGCCTCTTCTGTGGCACTAAGTTCTTGGTGCCAGCCTCGTTGAGCATTGGCTCGCCCGGCTCAGTTAGTATGTAGAACAGCTCCGCCTCTTCACGCGGGTAGTACGGCCCCATCGTGTGGGCAATCACGCCCGCTCCTCGCGTGCCGACAACGCCGAGGTTGCGGGTCCGCATCAGCATCAGGTTGTGCTTTGTGCCTTTGCCGAACCTTGCCTTGCCTCGTCTGCCGCTACGCCTTCTTCTTGCCACCTGACGCCCCCTTGGTCTTTGCCTTCATGGCGTCACGGTCTTCGTGTGGCCCCTTGGTGTGCCAGGTCTTGCCGTCCTTGTCTTGGACGCCGACTACACCCTTGTTTCGTTTTTTGTAGATAACAAGAACCATGTCAGACCTTATAGTTGTCGTTGGTCAGAAAGATCTTTACCTCAGGCTCAAGGAAGAACTTGGAGAGCATCTTCTGCTGCATCTCCTTGTCGCAGTTCAAAAAGCCCTTGTACTTACCGTCAAAGGTCTGGCCCTCGTTAGCCATCGTGAACATTTCACCGGGGACTGTTGCCACAAGGCGGAATCCATCCTTCTCTCTCGTGCCACCGGAGTTACGTACACGCTGTGCCTTCTCGGCGATGGTGTCGTGAATGATCTTGGGTACTTCGCGCTTAACGTAGAGGCGGTCCTCGCTCGGCTGGTACTTCCAGTTGACCGAGACACCATCCTGTGCGTATTCAATGTCGCTCATGCGCCAAATCCCTTTGTCGTTCCGATGGATATAAATGAGGTCAAGGCACCGACCACACTGGTTACCAATGAGGTGGTGCCTATCGGTGTCGTATTCCCCGACTTGGTTACAAACGCAGAGGAACACGGGAAATGCCGCCCGGAGGCGGCAGTCTTACTTAGGCAGTTACTTCTTCGGCCGGGTCGATGTTGACCAGCATGCCGTGCGCACGCTCCGTATGGCAGCGGACGCCCCAATCAACGCTAATTTGGCGCTTCTCTGCCAAACCGGTTTTTGCCAAGGTATCTGTGCGATAGCCTTCAAGGTAAGACAGGCTCACGTACTCTGGGTCGAGCAGGAACGCTACTGCGTTGCCGCTCGCGTCCAGTGGCTGCAGACGGTTAGGTACTAACTTGATGGTGCCGAAGTCAGAAACCAGCACGTTCACGCTGGACAGTGCAGTCGCCTTGGAGTTGGCGGGTGCGCCCTGATCAGAAGTCAAGGTCGCAACGCGAGCCTCGTTGTCGAACATGTAGCTGGACAACGCCCCAATAACGCCGGGGTTCGACATCAGGTGAGTCACCTCACCGCCTTGCTCGTAAACGCCTTGGATCGCGTCCTTCACCGCTTGGAATGACAGAGCGACACCAGTGTCTTCGGTGTACTTCTCCGTCAGGCCAGTGGTCATGTTGTGACCGCCAGCGGTGGCAGTTGAGCCGTCACCGTTCATGACGGTAGTCTCGATCCAAGTGGGCAGGCCACCTGTTACGCCAGCTACCGTGTCAGTACCAGCCACAGACGCCTGGTTGTTCAGCGCCATAGCTTCGACATCGCGTCGGATCTGCTGGTTGCCGCGAGTGATGCGGTAGGCCAGCTCTTTGGTGCGGCCTACGGTGTCGGACGCATCTGCTCGGTACGAAACCGCGATGACCTCGTCTGAGATCTGCGAGTGGTTACCCACGCGTGCGCCACCAGCCTCAGAAGCTGCACCAGCGTCAGAACCGTCAACGCGGGCGTTGGTTACGTCGGGAGCGCGAAGCTCGTCAACGACCCAATCGAAGCGCTCGTTCTTGTGCGTGGTGGAGCCTACGAGGTCCGTGAAAGGCAGGGGGATCTTTGAGATGTCGAAGATCTTCTGCATGACGTCCTCATTGATGACGCCTCCCTTTGCAATCGACTTTAAGTCGAAGCTGTCAATATTTGCTGCTGACATTTTTTACTCTCCCATGAGTAGAGCTGCTACAGCATCGGCTTGGGCCTCCCTTTTGTTGGCTCCTTTTGCCGCCTGCGCTCGCTCAACTAGTTTTTGAACCTTGCCGCCCTTCTTCTGGGCAGCAAAGCGACCATTTGAGGCTCTTTGCATACGGGGAGCTTTCTTAACCTTTTTCTCAGCAACAGTTTTGCCCTGGTCGTAAAGCATCGCCTTTCTCAGAGTGATTACGTGACGCGAATGAATAACGTCAGCAAGCTCTTCATTAGGGAAACCTTGCGCTCGGGCGTACTCAATGATCTCTCCCAAACCGGAGGTCATCTTTTCTTCATCAGCCCAATCGGGAATAGCAGTAGTCAGAGCAGCGCGCTCTTGAGCCAAAAGCTCTTGTCGCTGTGCCTGCTCCTGTTCAGTCAACTGGCCCTGGTGTTGCGCCATCTGCTGACCTACCTGCTGCCCCATCTGCTGAAGCTCTGCCTGTCGCATTTGAAACTCCTGCTGTTTCGCTGCCCATTCAGCCGGGTCAGATACTCGCAGGCGATCAAAGTCGATGGCGTTAAACTCGCTCATCAACTTCTGCTCCAGCATCTGTCCAAGGTTTTGAACGTGCTGTAGCCGGTTACCTAGCTCCTGTACCGCAGTGTCACGATCAGATTCAAACTGCTTACGTTCCTCGGCCAGGGTTCTGGCCTTTTCATCGTTAGCTTTATGAAACTGAGTGCCTGCAATAGCCTCCTTCAAATCAACAGTCTCGTCCTTCCCGTTGACCTTGAGCTTGACCAAGACATCCCCGTCCTCTGAGAGGGCGAGTTTGTCGGCGTCCAGTCCAAGTTCAGCAGCTAAGGCTGCGAGTCCATCGTCGTCATCGGTCTCTAGCTCATTGGAGTCGTCTGTTTCGTCGTCGTATTCAACGCCGTCATCAGACTCTTGTGCTGTTGTAACTTCTGACTCTTCACTATCATCGACAAGGTCATCATCATTCGGGCGGTGTACCGCCTCCTCTGTTGATGCCTCCTCCTCAGGTGCGTCATCTGCCATAAGCAGGTCAGCTACCTGATCTACGGTGTTGCCGCGCTCCCCCTCATGTTGCTGGATAGAATCGCTCATCACTCGTTAACTCCTTCTGATTGCTGAGCCAGTTCACCAGTAGTGACCAGCTCGTTTAGGAAGTCCTCAACCTTCTGCAAGGCCTTGGCTTCTTCCCGGATTATGTAAACCTCCTCTTCACTGGAGGGATCGCAGAACTGACCAAACAGCCGCTGCTTCTCCTCCTCCAGATGCTCCTTAACTAGCGCCAGCTCTGCTCTCGCCTGCCGACCCCTTCGCGCTTCCTTTTGCAGATCCACTGCCATTAAGAACTTCCTTGTTTTGAACTAACTCGTTGTCTAATTGCTTTTTCGCAGCCTGCTCCATCTCGGTGAGCTTGAGCGCTGCATCGGTCTTCAGCTTGTCGTAATCAAACGACTGCTTGGCCGCATCCTTGGCCGAAGTAAGCTGGTTCTTGAGGTGATCAATCTGAGCCTTCAACTGGCCGTTCTCCATCGTGGCCTGGGCCTTCATCTGCTCGGCGTTAGCAACGCGCATCTGGGCCTCAAGAGCCGCCTGCTGCATCTGAATCTGCATCTGCTCTTTCTGCATCATCTCCTGCTGCGCGGCCTGATCCTGCTGTGCTTTCATCTGCGCGAACTGCTGGCCCTCAGGGCCGTTCGGGTTGAGGAAGTACTTCTCGGCCTCACCCAAGTCAGCAAGGCCAACCATGTCATCCAGCGAGTTGTACAACTGCTTGGTGTCCACCAGCACGTTGTCTGGCATCTGCTTGAACTGCATCTGCGTCTGGAAGATCTGCATCAGCGCGTTGAGCTTCATCTGGTCATCACCAGCGCCAGCACCGACAGTCACCATCATGCGAGAGCGATCACCCCAGGTACTGGGGTCAACATTCACCCAGTTACCCTTAAACTTGTAAGGCACACAGCCGTTCTGGAACCTGACCATGAGGTCGCGAATCATCTTGTAAGCAGGACGCAGCCCGGTCTCAGCGATGGCCCTCACCATAAGGTTCACCAACATCTCCTGGGCCGACATCATTCGCTCTACGCCGTGAGCAGACTCGTTATTAACAAGCTGGTTCTGGCCAGCCATGTCTGGAGACACGCCAACCCGCGACTGCTTCTGTACATCGGCGTACTGGAGAAGCTGTAAGGCCTCCCCACCAAAGAACGTGCCACCCAGCTCGGTGACAGCGTTGTGGCCCTTGGCGCGGATAATTCCGCCGGGTCGGTTAACAAGGAGGTCATCAATATTGACCTGGCCTTCCTGCACGACCTTGATGCGGTTAACAGATTGGTAAAAAGAGTCGAGCGTGGAGCGCAGTACAGCAGTCTTAATGTCCTGTACCTGCTTGAGCCGATCAAAAATGCTGTTGCCCAGGAATTGGTGGGGCATAGGCATAGTAGACATTGCGACAAAGGGGATCTCAGCGATCTCCTCAATGTCCAGAATCGAATCAATCTGGCTCTCACCAATGCAAGTCACCTTGCACAGCTCCGAGATGCCGTCCTCATTAATGTCCATCGACAAATACGCTTCAGTGACCACGATGAGCTTCTGGCTCTCGTCAATGTCGGTCACATGGTGGTGGTAGTTGTCCATGTCGCGATCAAGGTAGCCCTGCTGCGCTTTCTCAATCAGCTCGGGGTCATACCCCTCTCGTAATAGGTCCGAGGCGGTGCGTCGGCGCGTGTGCGCAACAAACCGGGCGTCTTTTAAATCAAGACTGTCCGCATCGTCGTTTACACGGAACTCCTCCGCAGGAACCGCCTCGACCCGTACCTTTCCATAGCGCGTAACACGCGCCACAGTGACTGATGTGCCGTCTGTCTCGGAGCGCTCAATCTCGGTGACCTCTACCATCGGGTCAGCAAGCAAGGCCTCCAACTGAGGCTCCATCAGGCCAGAGTATCTTTCGACCACACGCTCGGGGGTGTCGTCGTAGTAAATCTTCATAACCCCTACACCCGTCAGCAGCGCGTCTTTCGCCGCCTCGTAGAGGTTAAGGAATCCATTGTTCTCTTCACTGAAAACGAAGTGCGTGAAATCGGTCTCCAGGTCAGCCTGATCCTCGTCCATAGCCGACATCGGCATGAACTTCACAGACTTGCCGGACAAGCTCTCAACGATATTAGGCAGCAGCCAGTGGCACGCATCAGCCACATCAGTAGACACGACCTCAGAGCGCCCCTTGACCCCAGATGGGCGAGGCTCATGGCCGTTGTAGTAGCTCATAGCGAGGTTCTTGCGGTTCACCCACTCGTCGCCAGAGCAATTCACCATTTCATTGGCGATAATGTTCTTGATGTCTTCTTCGTTCATCATCAGATGTAGTTTTCCTGGTACTGGATAGGCTCACTCCAGCTACCCTGCAAAAAGTCCTGAACCGTGAACGCATAAGCAAACGCATCGGCTAAGTTCGGGCTGGGCAAGCTAAGAGGCGGCTTCGCCATCTCTGTCTTCGGCATAAGTTGGATTTTGCCGCCCGCATGTGGCTTCAACGGCAGTCGGCACAGCTCACTTCTTAATTGGCTGATCAGGGGGTGATCAGGGTCGAGAAAAATCAGCTCATCAGGATCGTGGAACTCACCATCTAGCGCCTGGTACGTCTTCCAAAAACGCTCCCGAACATCCCAGAAAGCCTGCGCCCTGCGGTTGTAGAACGCATCGCGATTTTTGCGGTGGCCATCGTAGTATGCATCCGGGTCGCGAGGACTTTCGCCGCCACGGAAGGGGGAAATAGTGATGTTCCGATTCCCGAGACCTCTCTCAACTTCACGGGCCAAACCAAGGCCAATACCATCCTGGTCGTAGACAAACGAGTCGCAGTGATATCGGTTAACGTAGTCGAAAGCCCAGTCAATCCCGTCCGAAGCCGTACCATCATGCTTGAGTCCCATATCAAGGACTCTAGCGCCATGCCGTACCACGACCGCTTTTGCGTCTCGACCACTGTCCGCCACATCGTGGCCGCAGACTCGCGAACCCGAGTCGCGATACTTGATTCTCTCGCCAATCTCCAATGCCGCATCAAACCACTCCGTCAATATCAGGCTGTTCTCAACCGTGTCGAGGGTCTCGCCATTCCAAACATGCTCATAAATAGCCGGTGGCAGCGATTTCTGGTCCCTACGGCGCTCTAACTCCAGCTCAGCAGGGAAAAAGGGGTTAACGTCGTAGTTGGCGCGGACAATCGTGTGCAGCTCGTCCTCAAAAACACCCTCAGACCGCAGAATCGACTCCCGGCCCTTCAAAAACGTCTCGGTGAACGGATCCGCCTGGCTGCGGGGGTTGGCACACATCAGAAAATAGGAGCCTGCCTCACGAATAGTGGGGGTCAGCACCCTCAGAGACTCCTCCGAGATGGTCTGAGCCTCCTCAATCCAGCAAACATCTACGCCAAACAGCGATTTGACCGATTCAATGTTCCGAGACAGACCCCGGAAGACAAATTCACCCCCAGAGCTGTGCGAAATCCGGTCTCGGGTGATCGTGAAGCCCTGTACACCCGTCTCCTCAATCAAATTAGCTACCAGGCTATGCACAGACTCCTGGATTGAGTTCTGGAACTCACGACAACACAGGATTCTCTTGCCCTGCACCGCCTCAATAATGCACATCATGGCAACCGTCATCGATTTGCCAGACCCCCTACCCCCTACCGAAATACGAAATCGCTTCCCAGAAGCTAACAGGGGCCGGAACGCATCCGGAATGTCGATGTTCATAGGCCGCTATTGAGCTGCCATAGGTAATACAGGGTCATGAAGCCGCCAAATACGCCAATACCCGCCGCTAGGACGATCACCGCCTCTAACCAGTCATTGGGGAACTTGTCCATTACAGCGCAGCTACCGAATAGCCAAGCACAAAACAGGTTACTGCGGTGATGGCGAGCAGGCCGTAAGTGTTGAGGGGACGCCAAATCATGGGGGTTCCTGTTAAATTGGGGTATTTCAATTTCCCCTAAAGGGGTCAAATCTGGCCAGGGGGGTCTCGGGGGGTCAGATCCGGCCAGGCCTAGTGATAATGATTCTCATTCGCAGATATTGCATCCCATGCCAGGAGCCGAACCATTGCCGCAAGTGCTTGATATGCCTAGTGTTTAGTTGATGGTTGCGCTTGCTCTATCCCTAACGGATCCCCATCATCTGGCGGGGGTAGCACTGGTTCATCATGCGCTTTGCTTATTAAATTGATTGTAATATCAGATACTTGTGCGCCTTCTTTACCGTCACCGTCTAAGAATATGCGCTGCAATTCAGCCTGGGGGACAATGCGGGTCAGTATTGCAAGGGCGTCACTCGGACTGCTATCAGCGATTCTTTCTAATAACTCTTCCCCCCGCCGGTTCATCAGATCTGTCATAAGGTCTACAAGCCGCGTAGACACCTTATCTTTAGCACCCTTAGGCCTTCCGCCCCCCTTATTACCAGGCAAAAATTGCCCCGTAATAGGATCACGCTGGGGCTGAATAACCGCCGTTTCTTCAGGGGATTCAGTATCCCCATCTGACATAGCGCTGAGCGTCTCTGTATCGCTCTCTGTAGACTTTTCTGCACTCATTGGATGGTAGACACCAGTTTGGCTAGCGTGGCTTCTGAGACGCCTAGAGAGCGCGTGACGGGATGCGTCTTTATCAATTGTCTAACGCTAACCCTGGCATTGCTCTTATTAACGTGTCCCGTGTTCCTCAGATCGTCCAGCAATTCCGCCATGCTTAGCAGTGTATTGGCTAACGCTTTAGATTCTTCATGGTTTAGGCCGCGCGGCCTTTGCTGTATCCACATTTGCCGTAATTATAAATCCTTATTCCCCATTCAGCGAATGAATATTACTATTCGTATACTTTTGTGCAAAATTACCACTTGACTTGGCAAGCCGTGTATACGATAGTGCGTTCATAGCAACACAGTAGATCAACCAACAAAGGATGTAACGCAATGCAAAGCAAGTCTGAAGTTTTCGCAAATATATTTTTCGCGCTGGTTTTATCGTGCGCTCTATTTCTTTCAATCAGCGCTGTGATGTCGCTAATCGTCACAAGCTTTTCACTAACGGCTGTTTGGTGGTTTGCGACAGTAATTGGCTTTAGCACGATTCTATTTATTGAGTATGACCTTAACAAAGTGAGGGCGAAGCAATGAAAACAGTAAATGAGATACCAGAACCCAGCATTAACGATCTACACAGCGCTCACCTGGAGCCACTGTTAGTGCTGATTGAAAAAGAAATTGAATCAGTAGAGCGGAAGAGCGATAGCGCCAAGCGTTTTGGCGTTGCATCGGTAGACCATTATTTCTCTGGTCAGTTTGCCGCGCTAATGAAACTGCGTCGAAACTTGGCCGCAACACAAGCAAGCGCCATTGAGCGCGAAACGGGAGCATAAGCAAATGTTTAATTTTGACGCGTTCGATTTCGATTGGGATAAGGAGCATAAGGAAATGATATCTGATGCAAGAAAACGCAAGCTTCCCGATGGCGAATATGTGGTGAGCATGACAAGGCCAAAAAAAGCCCGTATTAGCTCTTTTCAATATCCATATTTAGAGCGCGGATTAAATTATGGGGAAGCAATTCTGATTGCTAAGGAAGCTATCCAATTGGGGTGGCAAGTTGAAGTGGTCGGGCCGGATAGCAAAATTTATTTTATCGGAGGTAAAGCAAATGACACTGAATGAATTGAAAGCATGGGATGGCGAATTACGCCAGGACGATAAACCACCAATGGCGGCAACGTCTCTCTATATTGAAATGGATAGCTGTCACGGCGATGACGTAGCGCTCTGGGTAGCACCAGACACAGACCTGGATGGCACGTTTTCGGGCATCTGCGCAGACACTGGCGAGATACTTACTGTTAATGGTTGGCTAGGTGTTGTCCGTCACTCCCGCGAATTTGACGAACACGGGAAGCTTCAGAGCGAACGTGTGCGCTTATTTTTCTAAAGCGTTTACTATTTTTTAAGGATGATAAGACAATGAGCGAAGTTATCAGATGGGAAGAATACATAAAGAGCATTTCTAGCAAGATAAAAGCTTTGCCCGAATATGACGCAAAAGATCCCGATAGAGACCAGATTTTTTCTGTTTGGGATACTGAACATTTCTATAAAGATTGGACGCCAGGCGACAGGCTAAAGTTATTTGGTGCGCTGTTTACCGACAGGCACTGGCAACACTTTTTCCCTGCAGATGGTCTCAATGAGCTATCAGAAATGGATTGCCCCGCAGAAGCTTATGCATGTCCCTACGATTGGGCATTTACTGTTCTGTCGCTGTCTACTTTACGCAATATATACCTAGAGGCGTGGTGAAAAATGAAATATTTAAGCAAACCAGGAACGAACGCCAAAACAGCAAAGAGTGACAAGGCTGGCGAGTATCTGACAGCGATTCTATACCTGCTGCCAGATCTGGAATTGTGTCCGATGTCAGAGCGCGCCGGATGTGCCGCGGCATGCTTGAACACTGCAGGACGCGGAGCATTTAGCAATGTCCAGGAAGCAAGGCGCAAGAAATCGCAAGCGTTTAAAGCCAATCCTATTGCGTTTGTAGATCAATTAAAGATTGATATAGCGTCGCACATTCGCTTTTGTGACAGACGCGGCAAGAAGCCGGCAGTGCGATTGAATGGTACTAGCGACATACAGTGGGAACGGCTGAAGGGTAGCAACGGATTAACTATCTTTGAGGAGGGTTTGGATTGCGTTCTATATGACTACACCAAGCTAATGACGCGCAAAGTGCCAGACAATTACCATTTAACCGTTAGTTATTCAGAAGCTAACGCCAAATACGCCGCCAAAGCAGCGAAGACTGACAAAAACATCGCTGTAGTATTTCGGGATCGATTGCCTAAAGAGTTTTTAGGCCGCCCCGTGATTGATGGTGATAAGCATGATTTGCGCTTTCTTGATCCCCCTGGTTCAGTGGTGGGATTGATTGCAAAGGGTAGCGCCAAACGTGACGTAAGCGGGTTTGTTATTGCCCGAAGTGTTTAGAAAAGTTTACTTTAATTGAGGAATAGACATGAAAAAGAAAGATCAAAATGAAGTGGTATTACAAGCATTTTTGCACGGCTTAAAGCTTGGGCATGTGCTGAATGCCCAGGTTGACTCGATATCAGATCATTACATCGGGTTGATGATTCCCGCCACGCTAGAGGGGTCAGATGATAGCGACCATTTCGGGCAGGTAAATTTTCATTACCTAAAAACGTCCGGAGAAATTTCCGTGTATTTCGATACCCTGGACGAACGTATCCACTATGCCGCGCAAGGGTGCGAGCATGAAGCATGGATTGAAGGGGGGATGGCCCTAGATAGCGAACACTGGCAGAAACAAAAGGCCGCAGAAGAAAAGGAGAGCGGGAACGCTGCCACGCATTAAGCAAAGCCAAAACGAAGAAGGGAGCCATTGCGGCTCCCTTTTTTTGTGCTTGTTGTTTCTCACTAGGCGCGACTCTCGCCGCCTATCCTTGTGCGCTCCGCCCCGATGCCTGGAGTGTTTCGCTGTTAGATTGTTTATCGGATTCCTTATCCGAGCATTAGCCATAACATAACCCCCAGCGCCGTAAATAGCGCAAGCGTAGTGGCGCGCTCTACGTCCAAATAAAAACAACGCTTGACTCTGTCACTGTTTCTAGTGATAGGTTTCATATCGTCTGCAATATTGATATTTGATCTTTATAGATGGCGATAGCTTCCAATTCATCTTCGCACGCATCAAACCAGCTCGCACCTGGTGGCACACATGGGGCCGCGAGCAATAACTTCAATTGGTGTTCATGCTTGGCGCGCTCGCCGTCCGCGTGGCGCATCAACGCGGAAATGTTATCGCTTTTGGTTATATGTTCAGACATGGTTATGACCTTTTGTTTATTGAGAATGATTATCGTTCAAGATAGACATCTGAGCAGCCTTTGAGTCCCATATTGCATATTGTTTCAATATTGCTCTGTGGGGCTTAACTTTTTAGAAAAACTTTTTGTTTGCCACAAAAAAGGGCGTATCTGCTACCGATACCCCCCCCCCACTGTCTTAGCGTGTTGAACTCGTCAGCAGGCGCACCTTCCAGGCGTTGGCTTTTTTGCCCGTACCCCTCTCGTACCTGGCCTTAGTGATTTTCGCTGTTGAGTTGTAGAAGCGAGCCTGAGCGACCTCTGGTGAGTCTGACTCCATCTCCTTTACCTTGCCCCCAGACGCCAAAAAAGCAGCCGTTTGGGCTGCTATATCGTCGTGTGTTGGCTTCATATGCACTCCTTTGCACTATTCTGCAAATCTCAGACATAGCTCCGCCCACAGTATCTCTACTCATGGGCGTGTTTCTATGCTCCTGTTTCCAGCAGCTCCGCTCCTGGGACTCCTCACTGCTTCGCTCCTGTTTCTACTAGTTGTCAGTGTCTAGATAGAAATTTTTATAGAAGCGGTTACTTACTGACAGTTTCGATGGTTCCTTGACGGTTGCACAAAGTATATTACAGAAATCCCGATTCAGCGAATTTTGTTTACTTTAATACCAAATTTTCCAGCCAATCTATGGCTAATCGCTGGTTATCTGCTGAGAGCTTGTTGAGCGCCCTCTGAGCGCGTTCTGAACGACGGGACAGCATCAGGTCAAGGCTCGCCTCGGGCGTTATGAGGGCGTGTGGGGACAGCCTCATAGCCTTGGCGATCTTCTCAATAGTAGATAGCGAGGGCGAGTTGCTGCCCTCACAGAGGTTGTATACGGATCTCAGAGACATCCCGCTGGCCCTGGAAAGGTCGCGGTAAGACATCTCCATCTCCTTGAGAATACGTTGCAGGTTGTTAGCAAACACTAACGTCATTTCAGAACCTTCTTTGAGGTCATTCATGGCAATCTCTCTGTCTCGCTACCTGTCCGTACATATGTCTAGTGTAAACTTTAATGTTACATATGTAAACAAAAGCGACACATCATTTTGCACCAAAACATACGATTTTGGGGGCAATGCCCCTTTTTGAGTCGAAAATATCGGGTAATTTTGGATATTCAACTTCCTCTCTAGCCTTTTTTGCCGCCCCCAGCCGCGAAATTTTTTGGCGTAGAACCGGTTATCTTATTGAATTTCCTATGTAAAGACTCCGCACTCACGCCCAAAACACCAGCAATATAGAAAACTGACTTGCCAGCAAGTATTTTTTGGGGGAATATTGTCTTGTAGGCCGCAGCACCGGCCCGATTGCAAAAAAGTTTAATTATTTTTGAAAATTGTTCGCTGAACGCCACACATGACAGGTACTATCCTGCAATCAAACGGGGGAATGGTGTGACATTAGAGATAAGATGGAACGAAGAAACGCAAAAATGGGAGGCCAGGCAGGAATGTGGCTATGTCGTTTGGGAGGGAGAGCTGCGGAGAGATGCGATCTTCTACTGCCGGGACCGGGAAGACGACCCAAAGGATCAAGTAGACAGGATCACCGCATACAATCGCGACGGATCTATCGCCTGGGGCAAATGAGAATTTTTATGTTTAAAGCGTTTACAAAAGTGCAGGACGCCGTGCAGATTGAGTACGTATCAGCCTCTCTGGCGTTGGTGACCCTCTTCCTTATTTACTCGGTGGTTGCGTGATCCTACAAGACCTTGATCACCGCTCTATAGATGTCGCTCAGCAGCTCGCTGATCGCTCTCTGGACAACATTGCAGACCCCGACAGCCTGTATGACCGCGTACTAGAACGTCGCTCACACATCGATGTAGGCATCAAGACGCCGTGGAGCAAGCTCGACGGACTGTTTGCCATGCGTCCCGGTGAGTTGATTCTGTTTGGCGGTTACTCAGGCTCCTTTAAGAGTACGGCGGCTAACGCTATGGCCGTGTCGGCCCTCCAGCAGGGCTACCGCGTGGGTATCGCCAGTCTGGAGATGCCTGCCGAGGATGTGGTCGAGTCAATGGCTGAGATTGCTGCCGCTAATAGGAGGCCTACTCCCGAGTGGCTGAAGGACTTCACGCAGTGGTCGAAGGATCGGCTGTTCATTTACGACAAGGTAGATGCAATCACTCCGACAGAGGCCTTGCAGATGTGTATTTGTATGCGAGCGTTCCTTGGAGCCGACCTCATCATTATCGACTGCTTATTTATGTGCGGCGTTGCGGACGATCTGGAGGCCGAGAAAAAGTTCAGCCAGCAACTGGCGGCGATAGCAAAGGCCTATAAGTGTGCCATCGTCATTTGCCACCACATGCGTAAGCCCTCAGAGGGCAACGGCGGCGAGGACAGGCTCCCTAATCGCTACTCATTTATTGGCTCTAGTCACTTGGTTAACGTGGCGTCGAGCATTGTGATTTGCTGGGCCAACAAAAAGAAGCTGTGGTGCATGAACGCAGGCCACCCCGTTGACGACGACGAAGACGGCCCCGACATCAAGATCAACGTGGCCAAGCAACGCAACGCGCAGTACGAGGGGGTCATCGGGCTGTACATAAAGGAGAAGGCCAGGGTGTTCTGCCCTACCCCAGATAGAAAATACGATGCGGTGGATGTCAGGAAGAAGCCACCGCTAACAACCTTCGATAAGGATACTCGGCAACAACCAGCAGAGGTGCTAAGTTTTGGCTGACCCGTATAGAAAAGTGCATGAATTGAACCGGGACTGCGACCACGTTCTGGATCTGTACGAGCAACGACATCGCGACGGCCTTCGCGCAGCAACGCTGATGGGCTACGTGGACAAGTGGGATGAGGTGTTTGGCGATGGCTTTTTTGCAAGGCAAACGATCAAGCGCAAAGAGAAGAGGGAGAGCAAGCAATGAAGAAGTGTTACCGCGTCTGCCAAGGAAGCTACCGACGCTGGTTCAAAAAGGAAAAGGACGCCAAGCAGTTTGCCGCTGATCGCTATGACAAAGAGTTCGACGGCATTCCTTTCATTGAGGAGTTCGACGCTGAACACCTTATTTACAAACTAAACGAGCTGGAAGCACGGGTAGCGGGAGAAGACTCCCTCCGTCACGCAGCAGCCTAAGGAGAGATTAATGGGTGGATTTATATTTATGACTGTGACCGTGATCACGGTGTCGGTGCTGGTACGCAGCGAGATGATTCGGTACTTGGAGGGCTTGGATAGTGAGTAAGCTTTCTGATTACCAAACTCTTATTCACGCAAGCCGTTATGCACGTTGGCTGGACGATGAGCAGCGCCGTGAGACCTGGCCGGAAACCTGCAAGCGATACACCGACTTCTGGTTAAACAAGGAAATGATTACCGAGGCCGAAGCAAAGCGCTTAACTAAGGCTATTGAAGAGATGCATTGCATGCCCTCAATGCGCGCTATGTGGGTAGCTGGAGAGGCGCTGGATCGTGACAACGCTGCCGGGTTCAATTGTACCTATGTCGCGGTAGATCATCCCCGTAGCTTTGATGAGGCCTGCTACTTACTCTGCTGTGGCGCTGGCGTAGGATTTTCTGTCGAACGACAGTACATCAACAAGTTGCCAGAAGTCCCAGAGGACATGGTTCCCTGTGACACCGTCATCGTGGTTGCTGACAGCAAGCAGGGTTGGGCCTCTGCTCTACGTCAACTGATCTCCCTACTCTACTCTGGTCATGTGCCGACATGGGATGTCAGCCGCGTGAGGCCAGAGGGGGCTAGGCTGAAAGTTTTCGGCGGTCGCGCAAGCGGACCCGGCCCGTTGGTGAACTTGTTCAAGCAGGTAGTGAGCATCTTCCAAGGCGCAGCAGGACGCAAACTTAACAGCGTCGAATGCTTGGACATCATGACCCACATTGGAGCAGCTATTGTTGTAGGGGGTGTGCGGCGCTCAGCGATGATCTCACTGTCTAACGTATCTGATGACAGGATGAGAATGGCGAAGTCAGGCGCATGGTATGACCTGCACGGCAACCGGGCGCTGGCTAACAACTCTGCCGCCTACACAGAGAAGCCTGAGTTTGCTGTCTTCCAGGCAGAGATGAAGGCGCTGTTTGAAAGCTACTCTGGGGAGCGCGGGGTATTCAATCGCGAGGGAGCGCAGAAGAAAATTGCTGCCCACGGGAGGCGCGATCCAGATCAGGAGTTCGGTGGAAATCCTTGCCTGGAAATTCTACTCCCCAGCGGCAATGGGGGTGGCTCAGCATGCAACTTGAGCGAGGTGATCATCCGTCCCGACGACACGCTGGCCTCTCTTAAAAAGAAGATCGAAATAGCAGCCATTTTTGGAACGCTGCAATCGACCTTAACCAACTGGCGTTATGTTCGTAAGGGTTGGATTGACAACATAGAGCGTGAGCGACTGCTCGGCATCAGCTTCACTGGCATCTGTGATCACGTTGTGATGAGCGGCCAGGAAGGTTACGACAAGCTGGGTAAGTGGCTGCGTGAACTGCGCGACCACGCAGAGCAGGTTAATGAGCAGTGGGCAGAGCGCCTCGGTATTAACCCCTCGCATTCTGTTTCTTGCGTAAAGCCATCTGGCACTGTGAGCCAGCTCGTAGACTGCAGCAGTGGGATCCATCCACGCTACAGCAAGTATTACACCCGGCGGATAAGACAGTCGCTATCCGATCCATTAACGAGCTTCCTTATCGACCAGGGCGTCCCGCATGAGCCATGTGTCATGCAGCCCGACAGCACGATTGTCTTCGACTTCTTTGTTGAGTCACCAGATCACAGTCTGACTGTCTCTGACATGGGAACCATTGATCAGCTAGAGCTTGCCAAGTGCTACGGCGAGAACTTCGCGACCCACACTGTCAGCGCCACTACCTATTACACAGAAGACACTTGGTTCGATGCGTGTAGCTGGATGTGGAAGAACTGGGACAGCCTGGTCGGCATGAGTTTCCTCCCGCACGATGGGGGTAGCTATCAACAAGCGCCATATGAAGAGATCGATTTAGCCGAGTACAACCAGATCAGCATGTGCCTAGAGCCTATCGACTGGTCTTTATTACCAGACTACGAACGCGGAGACACGACAGAGGGAGCTAAGACCGCTGCCTGCGTCGGGGATTCTTGTGAGCTGTAAGTATACTATTCTGCAAAGGACATCATCATGACCGCATTTCTGCAACACGAATCAGCGCCCGAGCGATTGCTCTGGTGTACCGTCATTCACCAGGCCGTGAGAGATCTCGGCCACCCCAACTCCAACGTGCATTCGCATCAAACCATCGCACCGCTGGAGAACAACATCTTTAAGACAGCCATGCAGCTCATCTTCTCAGGCACCGAAGATGACCACATCGCGTGGCAGTACTCAGGACTATCACCCAAGGAAATCCGATCTGACGTTATCTCCAAGATGAAGTCCGGCGAGACCGTGGGCCAGATAGGCAGCAGAGAAAGCCCTATGGGGCCGATCGACTACCGCGAAGTCAGACGCCTGGTCATGCGCGCTTATCAGCAAGCTGATTCCTTTTACGACAAGCGTGGCGAGAGAGCCTTGCAACTCTTGTTCGCACCTGATTGCCAGCTCGACATGCTCGGGCTGATTGGTGAGATCAAGTACTGGGGCAAGGAGCTGTAGTGAGCTGGTTTCGGGAGGAGAAATGGCCACGCCATTACGCCGCAGAAATCATGGCAAAGGACTGCAAAGAAGAACGCAGAAAGATGTTCCAGGAAGTGCCAGAACACCTAAAGCAATTCGTGTATCTGCACTGCGAGCTGGCTGTAAGGGGGCCGCATGTCAAGCGCAAGAGAGCTTAACAGGGAAACGCTAATTGAGTTCTTGGTGGAACGTGGATTCGACAGGGATGTCTTGACCCAGTTCTGCTCCGACTCTTGGCTGGCTGAGATCGCGGAGCGGCAGTTGTACGCCGACCCAGAGGATGACGCCGGGTTTGAGGAGGACGCCAGGGACTTACTGGACATGCGCAGCAAGGGCGACTTGCGATGCGAGATCACAGACTCGGTTGAGGAGTTTTTGAGTAACGGGGGGTCGATTGACTGGGTTGAGGAGGTAGATGTCAACGAGCCTGGAGAGGCGGGAGAAAGCTGGGCAAAGGAGCGCAGAGCTTATGAGTGAAATAACTGTGACGGAATACGTGCCAGACATGATTGATGGCTACGACGACGCGATGCTGGGCTGTCACTACGTCCCAAGCGAGGAAGAGGAAGGAGTGCTGCTGCCGATAGTTATTTACAGCGGCCCTCTGCTCGCACAGATCGCGGTAGAGAGTGAGGGCATCAGTTGGGAGGACGCACTGGAGTGGGCATCAAACGTGGCCTACACCGGGGAGTTCGCAATCATCGTGATGTGGGAATACGTCGAGCTGGAGTTTGAGCTGGAGCCTAACAAGCCTCACCTCACCATCGTCCATTGAGGTACGGCAGCGTATGCAGCGGCATTGAGGCCGCAACGATGGCGTGGCATCACATGGGTTGGGAGCCAGCTTTCTTTAGCGAGATAGATGCTTTCCCCCGAGCGGTGCTGGAACACCACTATCCACAGGTTCCGTTACACGGAGACTTCACAACCATCACGGAGGATGAATATGGAGCAATCGACCTTCTTGTCGGAGGAACACCCTGCCAGTCATT